AAAGGGAGGATAATAAGATAATGTTTGAGAAATCAAAAAGAGCAAGAAACCAAGACGGTACATTCAAGAAGGATGTAAGGTGGACACCTTGGTCCGAATCATGGGAGTATAAAATGAGTGACGACTTAAAAGATATGTTAGAGCGTACCGCTTGGACATTCATTGAAGCGTTCATTGGTGCATTAACAGTTGCTCCGCTTGTGGGTGTAGAAGCTGAAACTCTTCAGTTAGCTGCATTAGCAGGTGGTGGTGCTGCATTAGCAGTCATCAAGACATACGCTAAAAAACAAATTACTAAATAATCATATAGCAAAGCCGAGGGTGTTATCCTTTCTACCTCGGCTCTTGCTACCTTTTAATTAAATGTCAGATGTATCCTCAGAACCATACATGGCATCATCTGCACATTCTCTACAAAGACCATATTGCTTTCTATCAGCAGTTGTTAATTTTGCTACTGCAATACTTCCGCAAATCTCACATGGTTTTAAACCTAAAATGGTGCTTCCCCTTCCTCAATGTCATCAAGTGAACGTGCCTTTGGTGGTGTTATACCTTTTTTCTCCAATGCAACTGTAGTCAAATTATCGTATGCTTCTTTAAATCCTGGTGGTAAAAACTTAGCGTCTTTGTACCATGACTTAGAATATGTCATACTTCCTTTTTGTTCACCGTTCAAACACTTACCACCTGCAGTACATCTAAAATCTGCAGCACGTGGATTCTTTTTATCTTCAGGCATGTATATCTTTACTGGTGAATAACAAGGCTTTGGACAAAATAAAACGTTTGAATCAGAGCTTGTCGTAGTTGTGTTGGAAGGAGCTGTTGACTCTTCAACTACGACTTCGCTCTGCTGTTCAGTGACTGTGGTGTTACCCTGCGGTGTAGATGTATCAAATTCTTCCTCTGTTACATCTCCTGACCACAACTCAACACCTAGCCCAAATCTCATGCATGCTCTTTTAAATGCGTCTGATTCAGCGTCTTTCAACAAAGACCCATCGTTTATGTTTTTGTTATCTAACTTAAATGTGTCAACATCTCCTATGCCATCGTATGAATCTGTTCCTAGTTTTATAGTGCCTTTTGCACCAACGATTCTTTTCTCACCATTGTGTGTTCCATAGATTGGTTCACAAGTCCAGGAGTATGGTATACCACTATCACGTAATCTTTCAACGTAACGACTGTGGGTAACATATTTTCCGAACTTCCCTTTAGGTGCATTCTTTACATGCTCCTTTGGAAATGGTTTAAGTAATTTCTTTAGACTGTCCTCATAAGACATATATCTCCTTCCTCTATTACTTAGAGTCTAATATTCTAATATTTGTATGTGTGAGTATTTATGAAAAGTTATTTATAAGATTCACACCTGTCTTGACAGGTACAGATTTATATTCGCCATTTATCTCCACTATGAAGTGCGGTAAACTACCAACACCTGCATACTCTATAGCGACTAACTTTGCCTCATTTTCTACTTCTAGTTTTGGCATATTTCTCCTACTCCATTTTACACCAAATTGCAAGTATTAGTACCCTTTTAATCACAAATACACAAACAGACATATTTGTCTTTTATTTACTGTATAATGATGTCAACAGAGCAAAGGAGGTATTATGCCTAAAGTGCCTGAAGAATGGGGTAATAACTTTTACAAGTCAGGGTGGCAACCAGGACTAGAAGTAAATGAACAAACAGGTATAGGTGAAATCACACACGTTGGAACAGACCCAAACTACAGAAATAAGTTTGATTCCATATTATTAGAATGGGGGTTCGACCCCAAGCATTACGAGATAGAGGGTTCAGTAAGAGCATCTTCGTGGAATGTACAGTTGAAAGGTGGTAGAACAGAAACATTCTACGCCTTCAAAGGAATAGTAAAGAAAAAGAGACCAGGACACGACAAATATTTCAATGCGTTATTTAAACAAGCAGGTCGTAAACCACCACTTAAACTGCGCACACACGGTGGTGATACCGCATTTTTATTTTTTATGGCAGATTGGCAACTTGGAAAAAAAGATTACGGAGTAGAGAATACAATCAAGAGATATGACATAGCTTTACAAGATGCTGTAAACAGGATTAAAGAACTGCGTAAGATAGGTGTTCAGATAGATGAAATATACATGATAGGTTTGGGTGACCTCACTGAGAACTGTTTTGGATTTTATGACAGTCAACCTTTTAATATTGAACTCACATTGATAGAACAGTATGCGTTGGCTAGGTCAATGATGATGAAAACAGTAGATACCTTTTTACCACACGCAGATAAGTTAGTGTTGGCAGGTGCGCCAGGTAATCATGGGGAAGCTGCACGTTCGCAAAAGGGTCAAGTGGTTACAAATAGATTAGATAATACAGACACCATGCATTTACAGATATGTGGTGAGATTATGAAAGCTAATCCTGAAAGATACAAGAAAGTATCTGTAGAAGTTCCTGATAGTTTTCATCAGGTGATGGATATTAAAGGTATTACATGCGGATGGACACATGGTCACATGACATCAGGAGGTGGAAGCAATCCTGAAACTAAGATAGAGAATTGGTGGAAGGGTCAGATGTATGGGTTTTTACCTGCAGGACAATGTCAGATTCTCATTACAGGTCACTACCATCATTTTAGAAGTAAACAACAAGGTGATAGAACTTGGTTTCAATCTCCTAGCTTGGATAAATCTATAGACTTTACAGCAAGAAGTGGTCTATGGTCTCACCCAGGTGTGCTTACTTTTACTGTGAATCAAAAGGGTTGGGATAACTTAAAGATATTGTGAAATAGTATCAGACATGGGGAACGGAGGTGCAGTGTTCCCCACATCATACCTAGTGGTTTGCTAGGAATTTAATTGTTGTGAATCTCTAACCAACTTAAATCGCCACCCGTAAACTGTTCAACAAACCACTGTAATGTTTTGAATTGCGAATCTGTCATGTTACTGTAATCTATTATTACAGGAGATGACCACCAAGCATACTTGAATCTTACGTTTTCGATTACTCCATTGTCGTCATCAAACAATATCCAGTACGCAGGACCGCCACCTGCAAGTTGTAATTCATAAGTAACCTTTTTACTTATTGAATATACTCTATTGTCTAGCTCCTCATACAAGTCCTCATCTTGCTCTCGGTTTTGCATTTCTACAAAGTCCTCAAGCAGAGACTCAAACGTCTTACGTGCTTCTTCTTTTACGTCCATTACTCCTCCTCTCTTATGATTAAATCAATCTCATCCTTCATAGCATCCAATGTTTTGACAGTGACTCCTTCATCTAGCATTTCTTCCAACAATGCTTTAAATTTATCCATTACTCCTCCTCTAGTATTTTCTTTATTGCATCTTCAACATCTTGTTCGAGTTGAACTTTGTCTAGCTCTATCGAATCTATGTTGTCGAACTCTTTTGCTTCAGGTACATCATCAAGTGATAAGTACACGTTCATTGGTATGTCAATGCAGAAGTCCTCCTCTGCAACCATGTGTGTAACACCTGTTACCCTGTCTTTCAACATAGCAATCCAATACGTACGCATGTACGCAGCAATCGGCTTGTTAGCTCGATAAAACTTTGGTATCGCCATGCTCATCACAATGGGTACTTCATCTGATATGGAGTACCAACGCATGTTTCTTTCTAGTTTGTCAAGCTCTGAGTGTGGTAACTCATGCAGAAACCAAGCAGGGTGAACGTTCTTGTCATACTTCATTACAAGTGACGTATCGTTCAATGCCTGGAGTTGTGCAAGAGTAACAGCTATATATCTCGGCTTGTATATATCTATGGCTTGTGTCATAGCTCCTCCTCTAAATCATCCCAACCGTAATCTTCATCAAACATTATCCGTCATAAAATCCTCTCTGACTTACCTGTTCTAGTATGTAGACAAGCTCGTCTTTTGTTTTTGGATACACTGTAAATATCTCGTCAAGGTCAGTCTCGTTGCCTGTTGATTTCCAAGTCTCTCTCAAACTCTGTAAATAAGTTTTACTTATATGAAAGATTGAGTGTGTACTACCATCTTGCTCATAGGTGAGACAATATATCTTTAGTCTTTCCATTATTATCCTTTCGTAAATGGTCTAGGATATTCGTACATCCAACGACCTTTCTTTTTACTTTTAGCTTTGCGTCTCTGTTGTCTATTCATCAGTCGTAGTACAAATATTCAGGGTGTTGTTGTTGAAACGTACCACCTAGTTCTGCTTTGTGTGTATCGAACTGTATGTTCGGGTGGTTTTCTTCTAGTTCCTCTAGCTCACCCAAGTTCTCTGTGACTGACCAACCACACTCTACCAAACGTATTTGGTGCATGTTTTTACCACCGTTTGATGTGAACTCATTGATGAGTTCGTATGCTTCGTCTGAGTTGTTAGCCTCGACAAAGACTTCGTTTCTCTGCTCATACTCTAATTTGAATAGCGTCATTACTCCTCCTCCTGTAATCGTTCTGTTATTTGAAATATAGAGTAATTCTCATTGTCGTAGAGAGTTTCCTCATCTAACTCCAAAACTTCTTGTAATAGTTTAAGTATCTTTTCCCTTTCCATTACTCCTCCTCCAAACAACTTCTAATATCTTTATCATCTAATTCGTGTATATATTCTATTGCTTGTTCCATATCCATAGCTGAAAATGATACAAACATTGTATATATTTTTGGTTTAGCCATTACTCCTCCTCCCATACGGAATCTTGATAATTAAATGGTGGCTCTGTTACCTCATGTAACTGCATTGACCTGACAAGACAATCTGTTGAACAGAAAAATCCAAAGTCATACTCAATCTCACAGTAACCTGTGTCAACATCTTCGTTGACAAACATGTACACCATGTCATCTCTGTTGCGGATACTGTTGTTGCATTGGTGACAATCCTCCATGTGAAATCCTGCATTGTGTAAATGCAGAGAGTATCCCCATGTGTATCTTATAACAGTATCGACACTAACTTTTGAAAACATCACACTCCTCTGTGAGTAATTGATATTTTCCTCCAAGTTCAAAATCAATACTTCTAATCTGTGGCTCTTCAAACACAAGATTCATGTCACCAAACTCCACTAGATTTCTCATCTCAAAGTCACGTACTATGTCTACTATTTCGGCATTAGTTCCTTCCCAGTCGAAGTAGACTTCCATTTTTATTCTGTA